GGGGCCATTGAGAAGGATAGGGATAAGATTGTATCTAATACTATATCCCCAAATCATGCAACAACATACTGCGTTCCTTGTGGAAAGAAGCGCACGTTTGAGTATAGGAGCTGAAAATGGAAAAGCTTGATGATGTTCTTTATGCCGATGGGTGGGACGATTGCCTTATAGGACACGGGTCTATTTTTCATGGAAGCGATGGACCAAAGACTGTTGCAATTTACGATAGGAATAAAATGGTTGAACGATTGGCAAAGCAAATGAGTGACGACCACGTTGAGGTTGGCTCCAGAACCTCGGAGATGGAAGAAGAAAACTTCTACTCAGAAGCTGACGAGTACATATCGTTCAACGTAGAGGGCGCTTTTATAGAGCCGGGAATGCCAGTATTTGCAAGGATTCAGTCTCAGCCAATTATAGAAGAAGGGTTCTAGTACCTCTTTGCCGAGGTGAAATAAAACCCGTCGCCACCAAGGTCGGCAGCATACACAAGAGCGTCAACCAGGTCGTCATGGGTCCCGTTTGGGAACGCCAGCATATTAGACTCTAGGTCCTCAATGCCTGGGGCTCCGTTAACGTGGAACACTTTCCCGGCCTCATACCTTGCCGAAAGGGCCCTAGACCTAGTGACCTTATCCCTGTCGGGGCGAATAGGTCGAGCCGGAAGCCTGGTAGTAGAAAGAATTTCACGCACAAACGTGCTCTGGTGCTGAACTGCCTCAATGTTCAGCGACTCAAAGAATCGTGGAGAGTCCAGCTCCATATCTAGGCCCTTCAGTCCAAGCAGTCGTTGCGGCCACATCATTCTTGGCCCTGCGTCTTGCACCATTTCATTATTGTTATCAATCCCAGTAAGCCAAGCCTTATGGCCCTCTTGTAGCCGCGCCTTCCAGCAGCCAATAATGTATAGGTTGTGTTGATCGTCCTCCAGGACCTCAACCGCAGCGGTATAGTCGCTGCGCTCGCTTGCGGAAGACGCAAGGTCGACACCGATTCTCCTGGCGCCTTCCGGAACTCTATCAACCCGTTGGAAATACTCGTAGCGGAAAATGTTGCCACCCATTGAGGTAACGTCGTTTTGGAACTGAAGCATGAAGATTGGTCCTCCAAGCTCCATCTTTTTTTGCTCCATGTCGGCCATTGTGTACATTTCTGGCCAAAGAACATTTTCGCCTTCAACTGCCCTTCGCTGATAGAAAGAAACCTCTTTCCTCATGAGCTCGGCGTAAAAGTCATCTTCGTGCCATCGAGTGCCGATATACCATCGCTTTGCGCCAGGGACAAGCATTGGGTCAACAACCTGCCAATATGTTTCACTTGCCTTTTGTCGCTGAACAGCCGTAGCATTTTCCTTCATGCCAACAAGGTCGTCTGCAAATAGAACGTCAAGACGGGCTCCGGGCTTAATAGAGCCGAGTCCATCAGCAAAGCACGTGGAGTCCTTGCCAAGGTTTGCCCCCTTTACGGTCCACACCTCATCGGTCCACTTAGATCCGACAACGCCCTCCCTCGCCCACGGAAACACCTCAGCGAAATGCGGAGACTCAATGATTGTCTTTATTGCCCTTGATCGGGCAAGGGCGTCAGACATTACGGAAGTCAAAATGCCAATGCGAACTTTTCCGTGAGTAGCACCAATAACGCGAGCGGCACGGTGGATGAGTTGGGTGGTCTTGGCGTGACCTCTGGGCATCAACACAAGCGCTCGGTCATTCTCGTCGAGAAACGCTTCCATCTCTCTCAGGTGCTTGGGGAAGACAAGTCCGCTTATATACTCTGCAAATGCAGCGTCGGAGGTTGCGGCCTTAACCCGAAGCCAATCCCTATATCTCTGGTTGACCGTCTGGGCTTGACTCAAGGAGCACTGCCTTTCCCTCTATCTCAGAGGCCCACATCTGCAGCCTAGCTGCTAGGTCCCCTGGCGCAAGCTGGTCTATTTCGTGAACGGTATTATTAATTTGTATTGCAACGTTTGTGTCGCCTGTTTGCCGCTCGCTTGCATACGACCCCGTGAGCTTAGCGATCCTATCAATGACCTCTAGCTGAAGCTTGAGGAATGTTGCCTCATCCTTAGTCCCCCTGGCTCTGGCGGCACCGCCGGCAGCCATTTTGGCAATAAGATTGGCACGCTGAATCAACTCTAGCCTGTTGGCGGCTGAGTCGGGCCCCTCTTCGGACCACTGCTTTCTAATGGCGTAGATATGCTTACGAACTGTCTCTGGGGAGAGATCAACAGCAGTTGCAATTTCAGGTGTCGGAACGCCCTGAAGATGCAGACCCTTAATCTTCTCTCGGAGAGAGGCAAGCTGTTCAGCCCCTACGCGACCACGTTTAGCCATGACGTCAATATACCATATCATCTTGTTCCAAGATATAATGCGATAGGTTTTAGGATATAATTACATGGAATGGATAGCAATAACGCAAAGGAAACCGTGTGCCAGGATGAGCAGCATGGTGATCTTTGCTATGATTACCCCAGCTCCCCCGAAGATATGGTGCGAACTTGCCTAAATTGCGGCAAGACAATGAAAGATGAAAAATGTAAGCTTCGATGCGAATGCGGATATTTTGCATCGTGTTCCGACTACTATTGAGGTTATGATGTCAAGAGACCCAATCGACGGAGGGGACCTACAAAGGCTCCTGGCAAAAGATTTCCCAAAGTACAGGTCTATCAAGGACGCTTGCGCCGCAGCTGCCCAGACATACGGGCTGACCTCGGAAACCATGAGGTGCTACGCCTCATCTGGGGTTCCGATGAGAAGCAAGGCATATACCAAGATCCGAAACCGGCTTACTCAGATTGAGTACGAGGAGGCCACGGCAATGATTCAGGTCGCCGCCTTGAGCAAAAACCTCGTGGACGCCATTGAGCAGCAAGTGATAGCGTTTGAGAAGGCTGCCAGAAGCCTTAACGAGCTCAAGAAGACGCTTGGCGGGTAGAACTTAAAATCGTTGCCTATTAACCGTATTTGCCCTAGTATTCGGGCATGGCACTTTCCATCTATGACATCACCGCGGAACAGGGCAGCGATTATTTGACTACCGTTACGTACCGCAATTCCAGCTCAGTCTTGGTCAATTTGACCGGGTACTCCGCCAGGATGCAGGTTCGTAGAACGTATTCATCGGATAGCGCTTACTTGACGCTGACCCAAAGCAGCGGATTGACCCTTGGCGGTGCGGCGGGCACAATTGTCATAAGCATTTCTGCCTCTGCAATGGCACGTATTCCGGCAGGAAGCTATGTTTACGACCTGGAAGTTATCGAGTCTGGCGGATTTGTCAAAAAGATTCTTTCTGGAAAGTTTGATATCACCGGCGAGGTGACAAGGTGAGCGAAATAACCGTAACGGAGAGCGTAAGCCAAGTTTCAGTTAGCACAAGCAGCAATGTGGCCAGCATTGCAGCTGGATTTTCGCCAGATAACGCCCACGCAACGTATACCCACAATCAAGCTAGCCCATCAAACACTTGGAGCATTGTCCACAACCTTAACTGCCGTCCTGCTGTAACAATTGTAGACAGCGGGGGGAATGTCCAGATCGGAGAGGTATTGTATGTCTCCGATAACGCTATTACAGTGTCATTCGTAAGCGCATTTGGCGGTTACGCATACCTGAATTGAGGAGTACATCGTGAAGATACTGACGCATCTAGACCTAAGAAGCTACCTAGACCTCAATAAGAATGAGCTACGCAATGCTGTCATTCAGGTTCTTGCGACCCCACCTGCAAGTCCTACTACCGGTCAAATCTACTACAACTCAGACTCCAACGACGGTGCTGTCGGCCTATTGGTCTACAACGGCGCTACCTGGGAGGCTGTCGGCTCCATTGACGGCATCGATGTAACTGGGCCAATCCAGAAGTCCACTTCGGGCGGAACCGTCACCATTTCTATTTCCGCCGCAAGCGGCGCCGCAGCTGGCTCAATGTCCGCTGCTCACTATACGCTTGTTAATAACGCAACTGATGCCAACACCGCAAGCACGATTGTTAAGCGCGACGCTTCTGGAAACTTTACCGCCGGAACCGTTAGCGCAACCAGCGTAAGCATCTCGGGATCTGTCACTAACGCAACCGACGCAGCAACCAAGGCGTACGTTGACGGGGTGGCATCTGGCCTTGATGTTAAGGCGTCCGTACGAGTCGCCACGACTGCAAACGTCGCACTGTCCACCGCCCTTGAAAACGGAGATGTAATTGACGGGATTACGCTTGCCACTGGCAACCGCGTCCTTGTTAAGAATCAGTCAACTGGTTCCGAAAACGGTATCTACGTTGTCCAGTCTTCTGGTGCTGCAGTTCGTGCAACCGATGCCGACGCAAGCGTAGAGGTAACCGCAGGGCTCTTCACCTTCGTTGAAGAGGGAACCGCCAACGGAAACACTGGTTGGGTTATTACTACCGACAACCCAATTACGCTTGGCACTACTGCACTTGTATTTACGCAGTTCTCTGGTTCTGGCTCAATTACGGGCGGAGCTGGACTTACCCTCACTGGAACTGACCTTGCGGTCAACGTTGATGACTCAACCATTGAGATTTCCTCTGACACCCTTCGCGTCAAGGACGCTGGGATTACTGCAGCAAAGCTTGCAACCAGCGCTGTTGATGTCTCAACCTCAACAGTAACTGGAACTCTTCCAGTTGCCAAGGGCGGTACTGGAGCAACAACCGCTTCTGATAACACCGTCTTCGCAGGGCCAGCAACTGGCGGGCCCTCCGCCCCATCGTTCCGAGCGCTTGTCGCTTCGGACATCCCAAGCCACAGCACCGATAAGCTTACAAGCGGCACCCTCGGTGTTGCTCGCGGCGGTACTGGTGCAGCAACGTTTACCGCTGGTATCGTTAAGTCCACAGGCG